AAAATAAAAGTTACCTAATTGCAAAACATCATTATAAAATAATTCAGTGTCGCCAATGGTTATTTTAATTCTGGATGAATTAGATTTTTCATTTGACCATTTACCGGATAAACCAAGATGGTTTAAAATATAAATCTTTTGATTACTTGTTGTAATAATACAATCAAAATATAATAATTTACCTTTTGAAGATACAGAATTTATATATAAAGGTGAATTAAAACAAGTAAAATCGTGTACAAATGAACGATATTTATCATTTTTACATTCAAAGAAATCTATTTTAGAAATAGTTTTATTTAAAAAATTAGAATTAAGGTAATTAGCTAATACTTTAATCTCTGGTCCTTCAGGCATTTTATTAAATAATATGAAAAAATCTTTATATAATAAAATGTGTATAAGATTCTATTTTAGTTTTCAGATATAGTTGAAATATCGTCACGTTGCTGTGTTAACATACATTTATCCAATGTATTAACATTATTAACAGGTTTATCTCTTCTTAATCTAAGTTGTGCGGGTTGTCCATCCATAGAAAGTTTATCTTTTTCAATAAGAATTAATTTCTTTTCATTTTTAGATGTATAACCTTTATCTAAAGTTGAAATTTCTTGTACAGGGATAATAGAAGTCATAGGTGGCATAACAATTTTATAATTCATTTCATAGTTTGAATTATGATAACGGAATTCTTTTATAGATAAGTTTCCACCAAATATTTTTAAGGTTTGACGAGGTGGTGCAGATTTGATTTTAAGACTTTTATCATTATAGATTTTACGATATAAGAAATTCAATAATGAATAACGTTCCCATAAATCACAACCAGAGTTGGTATCATCGAAGTTATAAGCAGTAGCACATTCTGGTGAACAGAAAACACCAAATACTGTAAAAGTATTATTTTTATATTCAATTGGTAAACTACAAGGTGTGGTATTAAAAGGATGACTACACCACCAACAATAAACAGATGTAGAACTAGGCCAAGAATTAGTTTTGTTAGCTTCATCGAATTGGATTAAGCATTTTTCAACAGTATTTTTGTGTTGTTTATTAGCCATATTTTCGATATCCATTTCACGTTGTTTTTTGATATATTCCATTACAGTACTAAGTTGTTTATTATCGGTATTAGTATTGTTTTTATACCAATTATTTTTATGAACAACAGATGTATCATTATTAATATTATTACTAATATTAATATTAGATAAATTACTAATAGTATCTTCGTGTTCATCAGGGGATTCATCAACGTTTTCAAGTAATTCAAAAATATCTTTTTCTTTTTCATCAAATGGAAATTGACAGAAAGAAGAATTTGGTTTAGGACCTTCTCCAATTAATTCACTATCTTTATTTGGATTATTTTTTTGAGATAAAAATTGGTATTGGTCAATAGTAGAGCCAGCATATTCTTCATAACCAGTTGGTTCATAAACATCTGGGTTATATTTAAACATTTCAGTTTCACTATTTTTAATCATATTAGGTTTGATAGGTAAATGAATGATAATGTTTTCATTTTCAATCTCATTTGGTGCAGGTAAGATGTTAACAACCTTTTCTTTAGGTTTTCTACCGCGTTTTTTTGGTGAACTAGGTTCCGAAACTTCATCCTTGGTAGTTTTAGGTTTGCGACCACGTTTACCATTTTCTTCGATAACTAATTTAATTTCTTCTTTAGGTTCTGGGACAACAGTAATAGGTTGTGGTTCAGGTTGTTCTTTATCTTTCTTTTTAGAATATTTCTTTTTAGGTAAGGAAATCGGTAAAGGCTCTGGTAAAGATATAGAAGCATTACTAATTTGTGAAATTGAATCAGTATCTTTCTGTAGGTTCACTGATTTAATTTTGATAGTTTTTTTATTTGGTTTAGTATCAACAGGGATAGGTTCTTCCTTTTGGATTTCTGGTTGGACAGATGGAATAGTTTTAGAATTAATTTTAATTTTCTTTTTATTTTGTACAGGCATAACTGGTTCAGGGGTTGGAATAACAGTAGTAGAAGGGACAGAATTATTTATAATTTTATTTTTTTTAGGCATAATTAATTTTAATTCGATAGAAACCTTTAATTATGTTTGTCTTTAAATAATAAAATTTTATAAATATATATTAATAAATGCAAAATAATAAGTTTCCACCGGTAACATCGGCATTATCAGGTTCAGACCCTTTAACACAATATAATAATGTGATTCAAAATGTATATAGATTGAAATATAACGTAGATGATTTATTACAAGAATTAGGAAAACAAGTCCCTATTCAACAAATGCCTTGTGAATTATCAAAATTTATGACAAATGGTATTTGTAAAATAACAGATAAATTTATAAATAGTAATCAAGGAAATCAACAACAAATGTTAGCACAACAGCAACAACAGCAAATGTTACAACAACAATATCAACAACAAATGATGGCACAACAACAAGCAATGATGGCTCAACAGCAACAACAACCAATGTCTGCACAACAAGCAATGGCTGTGCCAGGACAACCAAACTTTGGTGGTAAAAAAGTAAAAAAGGTTTCTAAAAAGAATGGTGGTGGTAAAAGAAAATCACCAACTAAAAACAAAAAGACTAATAAAAAGAAATAATTATTCTAATTTGAAATAATTAATAATATCTTCTGGTTCAACAACAGCAGATTTATTATGATTCAATTCCGGTATAAATAACATTTGACCGCCTATATTATTCACAGTATAATCATCAATTGTTATTTTTTTTAAGAAGCCGTATCTCTCAAGTTCTTTATTAGTAGCAGTAACGGTGACACCATTTGGAAATTTAGTTTTTAAAACAGAACACATTTGAGATGGTGTAAGGGTACGATTTAAAAACTTATCAATAATAGGTAATTTATTATTTAACATAGCGTATTCTAATTGAAAAGGAAACCATTGGTAAATAGAAATATTATCATTATCGTCAATAATAACTTTATCTTCACAAATTTTAGTAATATTATTAATAGTAAGAGTATTGAAATTCATTTTATATTTAACTGATAAAAAAATAAAATGAATTAAATGTAAATTAATTTTCTAAATATTTTTCCCTACATACACTTAAATACTGTTCAGCACCAATAAGAATCTGAGAAGAATCATTAGTAATTCTTTTTGAGAAAATAGCAGGAGTACCATCTTTAGAAAGCATACAATAAGATGTAAGTTTTTTAACGGTATCTGCTAATGGAATAACAGAAAGGATGTTGTTGAATGGTTGACGTAGAAAATCACCATCTAATCCGGCGATAATAATGACTTTTTTAAAGTTAGCTTCAGTATATAAAACGAATTCTCTTAAATCATCGAAGAACTGACCTTCATCGATACAAATAACATCAGCATTTATAAATAATTCTTGTTCTTTAATAGACATCAATTTATCAGTTTTAATAGCAGGTAACTTTATGCCAGAATGAGTTTGTATAAAGTCATCAGTACGAGTATCAAAAGAATGATTGATAAGCAATACTGATTTATCGATAGCTCGATAGCAATTTGCTCTGCGTATAAGTTCTGTACTCTTATTTGCACGCATTGGGCCTAACACTAAGTGTACTTCAGTTTTTGTCATATTATACATTTTTATTGGAAATTATTTTAAAATTTAAACAAATTAATAATTTTATCAAATTTATTTTAATTAAAGTTAAGATACACTATTAATAGTAATAATAAAAAATGTTACCACCAGCGTCAAATGAACAAATAGAAATAATGGAAAAATTAATGAATTATAATTTAGTGATAGATTCAGTAGCAGGTTCCGGCAAAACAACAACGAATCTGCATATAGCCAATAAATATATAAATTCTAAATTACTTCTCTTAACCTATAATTCAAAATTAAAATTAGAAACTCGTGAAAAAGTTATAAAATATAATTTAAAAAACATAGAAGTACATAGTTATCATTCATTTTGTGTAAAATATTATGATAATAAGTGTTATACCGATATGAAAATATCAGATTTATTATCGAGTGATTTACCGACTTTAAAAGAGTTCGACTACGATATTATAATAGTGGATGAGGTACAAGATATGAATAGTATATATTTTAATTTAGTATGTAAAATATACCGTGATAACATCGTCGATGATTCGAGAATAATTATTTTCGGAGATAGAAACCAATCAATATACGAATTCAATAATGCGGATGAAAGGTATATAGTTTTTGCAAATAAAATATTTCCTGGAAGAGATGTCAATGGTAAAAAAGGTGACTTTGATGTAGATTTATACTGGAAAGAATTAAAATTATCCCAAAGTTTTAGAATAACCAATGAGATAGCGAATTTTCTAAATCATTGTATGTTAGGAAATGATAGAATATTTGCATCAAAAATAAATAATATAAAACCCAAATATATAATTTGTGATACATATAAAGAAATATCAAATAATGAATCGGTTGCATCCAAAGAGATTCGTAAGATTTTATCCCTAGGGTATAAATATGGTGATATTTTCGTGTTAGCACCATCTGTAAGAACCAATAGTTCACCTGTAAGAATATTGGCGAATCAATTATCAATGCAAGGTATACCTATTTATGTACCAACATCTGATACTGAAGTAGTGGATGAGTCAGTTACCGATGGTAAAATTATATTTTGTACATTACATCAAAGTAAGGGTAGAGAAAGACCGGTTACATTTATTTTTGGTTTTGATAATAGTTATTTTCAATTTTTTAAAAAGAATTCTAATCCATATGAATGTCCAAATGAATTATATGTGGGAGTAACACGTGCATCTGAAAGATTATATTTATTTCACCATTTTGATAAGGATTATTTACCTTTTATTAAAAAAAGTCAGTTAAGAAAATATTGTGATTTAGATATTCATACCCCATTGGTAATAAAAGAGTTAGAAGAGTCAAAATATAAATCAAAAGGTTTTATTGTAACAGAATTAATAAGACATGTACCATTAACAGCTGTACAAAAATGTATGGAATTGATTAAAACTGAAATTATAAGAAAACCAGTAAAGGCTATTAATATACCGATTAAAAGCAAGCAATCAGTTGGTTATGAGAGTGTTTCTGAAATTACGGGAACTGCAATACCCGCATATTTTGAACACTTAAGAGGTAAGAAAATGTCAATATTTGAAACAATATTAAAAGTATATGAAAAATCATTACAAATCAAAAGTATACCAATAGATACTGAACAATTAGAACCATCTAAGTTATTATATATAGCGAATCGTTGGTTAACATATACAAATGGGTATATATTTAAAATGTCACAGATTATAAACTACGATTGGTTATCGAAAGAAAACTTGGATAAGTGTGTAGAAAGAATAAAATCATTAAATTTATCGTCTCAAGTAATATTTGAACAAGGCTATTCTTCAACGGAAGATAAAAATTTAAGTGGAGGTTCATTAGATGGCTATGTCGACTGTTTTGATATATCGAATAATAGCGTATATGAGTTTAAATGTGTAAAAACCTTAAGTGAAGAACATATAATTCAAGTGGCAATCTATATGTATTTATTTTATAAAAAATATACTTCATCAAGGATAACATCTTATTTTAGTGTATCAACACCGATAGATTATAAAAATACAAAATTTTATCTTTATAACATATTAACAGATGAGTTAATAAGTGTAACATCTACGATAGACCAATTAAATGATTTAGTATCGTTTATACATAATGTAAAGGTATCTAAGAAGATGAAGGTAACCGATA